AGATATTCCCTGACCAAGACAGCATCTGGCCCGGGCCTTCGATCCTTGGCGGCCTGATCGAGGAAGGGCAGATCCTTCATGCCAGATCCGGGTACAAGCAGCATCTGGAGTTCTTCAGGCGCGGCAAGACGCACCGTGAGCGCTGCTTCATGTGCGCCAACCGTATCGGCAAGACGCTCTCCGGAGGCGGCTACGAGCTGGCCTGTCACCTGACCGGGATCTACCCGGAATGGTGGGAGGGGAAGCGCTTCGATAGCCCGGTGAGCGCTTGGGCGGCGGGCGACACCTACGAAACGACGCGAGATATCATCCAGCTGAACCTGCTGGGAGAGGTCGCATACCAAGGATCGAGGAAGGTCATGGACGGCCGGGGCATCATTCCCGGGGATCTGCTGGGGATACCGACCTGGCGATCGGGTGTGCAGGGGATCGTCGATACCATCACCGTGAAGCATGAGTCTGGCGGCCATTCGGTGCTGGGCCTGAAGTCCTACGATCAGGGCCGCAAGGCGTTTCAGGGAACCGGCAAGCATGTGATCTGGTTCGATGAGGAACCCCCGGCCGATGTGTATGGCGAGGCGCTGATTCGTACCGCTACGCTGAATGGGATCACGATGCTGACGTTCACGCCGCTGTCGGGCATGTCGGAGGTTGTCATGTCGTTCCTGCCAGCGGAGCTGCGCCCGGACGCTTAGGGCCTGCCTGTGGATAAGTCTGTGGATAACCTGTGGATAACTTTGGGAGTTGTCGAGGAGTTGTCGATGAGTTGTAGAGGAGTTGTCGATGAGTTGTCGATAAGTTGTGCAGGAGTTGTCGATATTGCCCCTACTAGAATCAAGGACTTCCAGACTTACGCCCCTACACAAGACAGGACAAGACAGGACAGTTACGCGGCCAAAATTGGCCGCTCGTGGGCAAGTGGTTAAAAAATAACCAACAGGGCATTTTTACAAGGCTGGAACGACGGAATTACAGCGGGTATTCTTGCCGCACATGCAGCGCCAGGTAATCACCAACCGAGGGCCGAAAATGAAAAAACTGTTCATTCTGCTGATCTGCCTGTTCCCCATCGTCGCCTGTGCCAAACCCCAGACCCTGAGCTGGAGCTGGCCGACCACCAGCTGCGATGGCGAAGCGCTCGCCATGGCCGATTGGAACCGCGCCGAGCTGGCCTACGACGTCAACCCGATGCCGATGCCGTCCGACTCCGGCGATGGTTGTGCCAGCGTAGATCCCGACGCCCCGGCCGCAGCCACCGTGGTCCCGATCACGACACCCGTGACCAGCGTCGAGCTGAACCTGATGCCGGGCATGACCTACTACGCCCGGATCCGCGTCTGCTACTACGGCCCAACCGTCTGCTCATCTTGGTCCTCACAGCACCAGTTCGTCGTTCCATACGGGAAACCGAACAAGGCAATCTGGATCAACTGACCCATGCCGCGCCATGTCCTGAGCCAGAAGTCAGTGCGCGTCGGCCTCGATGGCCCGGAGGTCGTTCTCATCGTCGATGGCGATGCCTTCCTGAAGATCCCGCCAAGCGCCGCCAGACAGGTGGCCGAGGCCATTCTCCGCAACTGCGACCTAGCAGAACACGGCCAGATCATTCCTAACGGCCCAAGAAAGCCACTAATTTTGGGAGCATGATATGTACACCCAAGCCCAGATCGCCGCGCTACGACAGTTTCTGATCGACAACGTGGCAACCTACGGCGCGCTCGACGATCAGGCAGCCGCCGAGCTGCTGAACACCCCAAGCGTCACCAAGATCAAGCCCAGCATCAGTGGATCGGACGTCTTTTCCGCGACAAATGCCGGAGAGTTCGATGCCCTGACGGCCACGCTGCGATCAGAATGGCTTTCACTCTGCTCCATCGACTCCATCAACCCGGGCAACGGCTTGCCAGCCGCACAGGCGGCCATTCGCATCTTCGGCGCCGGATCCGCGACACTGGCAGCACTTCAGGTCCTGCGGTCGGAGCTGGTGTCCCCGGCAGCAAACATCGGACTACCACGGGCGCGGGCTGATTACGTCCGCCTGGCGAGGACCTAAACCATGGCTGAAGCCAAAGTAAAATACGCAACATCGGCGTCGATCACCTGCACCGTCACCTCGCTGGCCGATGGCGGCTACCGGGAATCCGCGGCTATCGACAATTCCACCAACCTGTACATGGATGCGCTGGTGTCCGGGTCGATCCTGCTCAACGCCACGCTGACCGGGGATGGCTACATCAACATTTTCGGCTACGGCAGCATCGACGGCGGCACGGTGTACTCGGGCGGTCTGGCCGGCACCGACGAGACGATCACATGGGGAACGACCCCTGCATCCTCGAGCGTCGAGGGTTACAACAACCTCAAGCTGATCGGTGTCGCATCGAGTGACGATACCGACGATGCCAACTACATCGAGTTCGGCCCGTTCTCGGTTGCGGCGGCCTTCGGCGGCGTACTCCCGATCAGCTGGGGCATCGTGGTGGAGAACCAGACCAACGCGGCTTTCGATGCTACAGGTGCAAGCAACACATTCGATTATGTCGGTGTGACCTACACGTCAGCCTAGCGTCGGGAAGGCGACTCGGCCATGATCCCGATTAAAATACCTTGGACCAGCCAGCCACCGGCAGGGACGCCGATTGCTGCGAAGTATCGCAAGAACGTCATTGCAGCATGGGTGTTTGACGAGCAGCGCATCCTTAATGACAGGTCGGGCAATCATTTCCACGCGACTGAAGGAACCTCCGCAGGGACGGTCTTTACTGCGGGAACGTCCATGTTGGCCGACGCCAACAAGTGGGGCAAGGGTAAGGACTTTGGAGGTACGAATCAGGCATACGAAATATCTTCCGCGCTACCGTCCGACTCACGACTGCAAAAACCCTGCTCATTCCTTTGGGCTGGCGCATGGGATGATAGTGGTGACGGTTCGCAACGAATTATCGACAAGTCATCTGCTGGTGATGCCGCCAGTGGTTGGGCAATCTCCCTTAATCCGTCGAATAATCGGCTGGAGGTTTATCGAAACGGTGCGCCAACAACGCATTATTTCAACGCGACTGCCAATGCGTTAGCCGCTGGTCCCGCTGCGTTCGTTGTCACTACGCCGCCGGATGGTGTTACTGGAAAGGCGAAACTGTGGGTCAATGGTCAGTCGCTACCGGGTGACATAGCAGATACGGATTTCTCCACGTTCTCAACCACCTCGACAAGGGCACGTATAGGAACGTGGAATCACTCAACGGGACGAGAGTTCAACGGCACCATGAATATATTGGTGCTGTTCGACAACGAACTGTCATCAGATGAAGCGGTAAAACTTTCCACTAATCCGTATCTGGTATTCGAGCCGCGCACCATCTATGTGCCGTACACCGCAGCCGCAGCGACAACGCCAGGATTGTTGCCGGTCAAGTATGGATCGAACACAACGCTGGGTGTTGATCGGTTTTTCGGTGATACCTTCCCGATGAACGACCAACGCGCAACCCTGCAAAGGGTTCGTGTCAAAGACCCCGGATGGATGAATCAGGCATCAGCGTGGTTCGGCACCGGCAGTACAGCAGGAACCTCGGCCCGCGTTATTGTCTACACCAGCTTGCGCGCCGACCCCGGCCATCTGGTTGGATTCAGCAATCTTCGCGCTGTCCCGGCAGGTGGCGGCAGGGTTGATTTCGGACCCATTCAGGGCTTCCTTGAGGGCGGGCGCGACTATTACATCGGAATCGTTTGCAATAACTTCACGGCGACCATAGTCGAGGAAGCATCCCTGAGTGGGGTGCGAATGGTGCGTCTTGAGGGTGTGAATGTCGGCAGACCACAGACGCTGGCCCCGGCAGTTGCATCGGAATACACGGCAGTTCGCTTGTCGGTCGCAGTCACCACGACGCCGCGCACCATCTGGGTTCCCTACGAGATACCGGCAGCAGGCAACGCGCTGATCCCGGTCAAGGTGCCGTGGGCCAGTCAGCCGCCGCTGAACGTGGACCTGAACGAGTCGCATGGATTCAAGCCGATATTCTCAGTCGTTCCGGGACAGTACCAAGTTCGCGGCTCGACCAATGTCGGTGACGGTTTTGTGCTATCGAAGGGAGCAGATCAACGACAGTTCGATCTGGCGATTCTCAATGCCAGCTCAGCGTCTATCACACCGAGGCCAGTCAACTACAAGGGCGGCGCAGCAAGGTCTGTCCAAAATAATCCGTTCGATCATGCCTCCGGGTACGCACTCCGCAATACTGATAATGACCTGTTCATCAATCGGCCATCGTTCACGCTAGTCGGCATCTTCCGACCGAACGGTGCGGGGGACGCCGGTGGTTCTGGCGACCCTCGCATATTCAGTAAGGACTTGGGTTCAGGCGCGGACGATCACGACGTAATGATCGGTGGCCTTCGCGCTTTCGATGCCCCGGAATGTCGGGCGAGAATCCGCATCGGATCATCAACGCTAACTGTTGTTACGTCTGGGAATGAGTGGCAAACCGACGCATGGAACCTCATCGCCGTAACGGTCACGCCTAGCGGCGCAAACACTAATGTGCGGGTCATTGGCATCCGAGAAGATGGCACCCTGTATTCTAATACGGGGTCGCAAGCAGGCACTTACAACCCGAGAACAACCACCGACATAGCACTGTTCAGCAACGGTGTTTCCAACCAGAACATGTTTGACGGTGAAATCCTTTGCGTCACCATGTTCGATGGGGTTTTGTCAGACGGCAATCTGCGGAAGTTCTTTGCTAACCCATGGCAGATATTCGAGCCGCGAAACATCTGGATACCCGTACAGGGTGCGGCGGCCTCGCCCCCGGTAGAACCGCCAGGTGCTGCTACCGTGGCACTTTTGTTGCACAATATCGACGATGGCTGGATGCCGCATCCGGTCTCCAAACTTAGAGGGTGGCTTCAGTGAGAATCCCATCAGGTGTAACCGACCAGTACATCTACTTCGTGGCCGTTGACTCAGCGGACTTCACCACCCGGGAAACCGGCCTTGCCAGCTTCACGGTCTATCGCTCAAGAAATGGCGGCGCAGCAGCGGCCATGACCACCCCGACGATCAACGAGACCGACGCCACCAACATGCCGGGCGTCTACGAGCTGTTGCTCGACGAGGACATGACCATCGACGCGGGCGACGATTCGCAGGAAATGGTGTTCCACATCACCCACACAGGCATGGCCCCGGTGACGCGCACCATCGAGCTGTACCGGCCCAAGATCACCGCTGGCAATACCCTCGGAGTGGCCTCAGACGGCGACGTTTCAGGCAATGTCGATGGATCCGTGGCCTCGGTAGCCGCCAACGGTATCGCCGCGACCTCGATCGCTACAGGCGCTCTCACGGCCGCCAAGTTTGCAGCTGGCGCCATCGACGCAGCTGCGCTGGCTGCCGACGCCGTGGCCGAAATCTCGGACGGCGTATGGGATGAGGCGCAAAGCGGCCATGTTTCTGCCGGATCCTTCGGTGAAATCGCCACCGAAATAGCCTCGATTCTGGCAGACACCAACGAACTCCAGACCGATAACGTCCCGGGCCTTATTGCAGCCCTCAACGACCCAACAGCAGCCGCAATCGCAGATGCCGTATGGGATGAGGCGACCGCTGGACACGTTACCGCTGGCACCTACGGCGTTGCCGTGACCGATATTCTGGCCGATACCGCCCAGATCGGAGCTGCCGGCGCGGGCCTGAGCGCAATTCCATGGAACGCATCGTGGGATGCCGAGGTGCAGAGCGAGGTCGATGATGGTCTGGTCGCTCGAGGACTGCATTACCTCGTCAACACGGCCCTGCCGACCGGCTGGACCACCGATGTTACGGCCAATTCGGCCCTCGACCAGATCGCAGACGATGGTACGGGCGTATTCGACCGCACCACAGACAGCTTGCAGGCAATCCGTGATCGCGGCGATGCCGCATGGACCACGGGCGGTGGCGGTAGTCTCACACAGGCGTTGAACACCCAACCTGTGATTCCAACGAGCATCGACCTGGCGGGAACCGCCACCGTCCGTTTAGGCTTGATTCTGGTCAATGCCCTAGACGATCTGCCATCAACGGCAGAAATCACCCCGGGAACCATCAGCATCCACCGCAAAGCCATCGGTGGCACGACATGGAGCGCCGTCGTTACCGATGCCGCCATGTCCGAACAGGCTGGCATGGTGTACTACGACGAGGTATTCGACTCCGGCAGCGGCTACGCCGAGGGCGATTCGATCCGGATTACCTTCAAATCGGTCGCAATCACGGCAGATGCCAATACGCACGAGGTCTGCGATGCCAACGGCATCATGTTCCAGACCGAAATGCGCCAGACCATGCGCGGTACGGACTCCGCGGCCCTCGCCAGCGTCTGCACCGAGGCCCGGCTGGCCGAGCTGGACGCCGCCAACCTGCCAACCGACGTCGCCGGGGTACAGACCACCGCCAACAGCATCGAGGCCGACACCCAGAACCTGCAAAGCCGGGTTCCGGCGGCGCTTGTCGGCGGCCGTATGGACGCCAGCGTCGGCGCAGTCGCAGCAGGGGCCATCACCGCCGCAGGATTCGGCGCCGGGGCCATCGACGCGGCAGCCCTCGCGGCCGATGCGGTCGCGGAAATCTCCGATGGTGTCTGGGATGAGCCAACCGCAGGCCATGTCACCGCAGGAACCACGGGCGTTGCGCTCACGGATATCCTTGCCGATACCGCCGAGCTGCAAACCGACGATGTTCCGGGCCTGATCGCCGCATTGAACGACCCGACCGCCGCCACTGTGGCCGCCGCAGTCTGGGATGCGCTGCAATCCAGCCATGTGACAGCAGGGTCCTTTGGCGAAATTGCCACGGAAATCGCCGCCATCCTTGCCGATACCAACGAATTGCAGACGGATGATGTACCCGGCCTGATCGCGGCCCTGAATGACGTATCGGTAGCCAATATCCTCGCCGGGACCGTCACAGAGCTTGCATCCGTTCCGGCCGCCAGCCCGACGCTCGCCCAGGCCATTGCCTTCCTCTACATGGCCGTTCGCAACAAGCGAGACACCACCGCGAGCAGCGACGAGATACACAATGCAGCCGGTTCGGTGATCGGCACGGCCACCGTCAGCGATGACGCCGTGACGTTCAGCAAGACCAATTACGCATAGGAGAACACCCGTGAACCCAGAACTAATGGCCGTCCTGACCCTTCAAGCGCTCTTCGACGTCGCCGTCGTGTTCGCCTTGCTCTGGTGCCGCAAAGAGCTGAAAGGCTACCGGCGCATGGTGCAGGTGATGACCGCCGACAGCCCGGCCCTGCCAACCAACCACGAGCTGATCCACGAATGGGCCGAGAAATTCAAAACCCTACCAGAGGGCAGCCCGAAGTGGTGGGCCTACAAAAAGCGCCTGATCGAGGTCGGCTACCTGCAAAAGGACTAATCCCAGATGGCGATAGACACGGCAGCAAAACGAGCCTCGGTCCAAGCGTACACGTTTGGCCTGATGCGACCGCCGCCAACCGGCACCATCGGAGAGGCCGCCCGGGCAACTGTCACCTATCTGTACGCGGGGTTAGACTACGATTCGCCGGTCATCGTGCCGGATATTGACCCATGGCTGGTGGGCCGCCTATTCCTGCTGCACACGCAGATCAGGCATTTCAACTGAGGAAACGACATGACAACCCAAGCTCGAGACGATAACGGTGTTCCCTTCCCGGTGTTCAAGATGGGAACGGTGCAGAAGGTGGCCTACACCGCAACGGCTGGCGCAATCACCAACGGCGTCGGTGAAAAGACCCGCCTGGCGATCGTCTGGTGTTCCACGGACGCGCATATTGCAATCGGCACGGCACCAACCGCCACCACCGATGACCGGCCAGTGACAGGCAAGGTCGATACGCTGGTGCAGCTGGATCCGGGCGACAAGATTTCGGCCGTCCAGCAAGCCACTGGCGGCACCATGTTCGTCACGGAACTCCTGTAATGATTATCGGGGCGGCCTATCTCCGGGGTGGTTGTGTGAGGCAGTATCACCTTAATGCCGCCGCTGTCCTCGCCGGATCTCGCCCCTCTGTAACCATCGGGGACGGCAATGAGGGGCAATCCGTAGGCCGGGAAACCAAGATAGCGGAAAAGCGGCGGCAACTGTCTTATGCCTGAGATTTCGGAATCGAAATACCTCGTGCAGGCCAGCTGGGACGATGTACCCCATCTGGACGAGAAAACGAAGGCCGAATTGCTGGCGGCAACACCGCCGCACCTGCGCGATGCCCGCTCCAGAGGCGAACCCAGCCTCGGGGCCGGTGCAATCTACCCGATTCAGCTCTCAGAAGTGGTCTGTGACCCGTTCCCGATCCCGCCGCACTACCCAAGGGCCTATGCCCTCGACGTCGGCTGGAACCGCACAGCGGCCCTCTGGGGCGCTTGGGACCGCGAAACCGACTGCTGGTATCTCTACACCGAGCATTACCGAGGTCAGGCCGAGCCCTCAATTCACGCCACGGCGATCAGAGCCCGCGGAGAATGGATCCCGGGCGCAATCGACCCGGCCAGCCGGGGCCGCACCCAAGACGATGGCGCACAGCTGATGGTCCAGTACGTCGAGCTGGGCCTGCATCTGGTGAAGGCAGACAACGCCTTGGAGGCTGGTATCTACGACGTCTGGCAACGACTGTCCACGGGCCGCCTCAAGGTATTCCGGACGCTGATGAACTGGCAGGTTGAATACCGGCTCTATCGGCGCGACGAGAAAGGAAAAATAGTGAAACAATTCGATCACCTGATGGATTGCACACGGTATTTGATCCGCACAGGACCAACCATCGCAATCCACAGTCCAGTTGGCGGCGGCGAACCGATTCTCAGCGATTCCAGCGTGGATCCGGTAGCGGGGTACTGAAATGGCGGCAAAGGCATCCGAGGTTGGCCGAAAGAAAGAGGCGCCTCTGAAGGAACGGGTACAGGACATAGTGAACAGCCTTGAGCGCGAGGCTGAAAACCGCGTCAGTAAACGGGATCGCGTCGAAAAGCGCTGGCTCGACGATCTGGCGCAGTACCACGGCAAATACACGGATTCGCTCGAAACCCAGCTCCGTGAGGCCAAGAAATCGACCCTGTATATCAATTCGACCAGGCCAAAGACCAACGCGATGGCGTCTCGCCTGTATGACATGCTGTTCCCGACCGATGATCGGAATTGGGGCATCCAGCCGACGCCCGTGCCGGAACTGACCATCGAATCCGAACAGGCCGCCATGGAAGCCGCCAAGAAGGCGATGGCCGCCGCTGGCGACAAGGAAAACCCGGACGCACAGCTGGAGGCGTACAAGGCCGCCAGCAAGGCAGAGGAAATCCAGCTGGTCATGGACGAGGCCCGCAAGCGCGCCCGCTTCATGGAAGAGGAAATCGACGATCATCTGCGCGCCGCCAAGTACGCGGCCCAAGCCCGGGACTGCATCGACGATGGCTGCAAGCTCGGCTCCGGCATTATGAAAGGCCCGGTCATTGGCGAACGGAACCGGCGCTCATGGCAGCAACAGGAGGTTGTGGACGAGCAGGGCAACCCGGGCATGATCTATGCCATGGCGAACGTCGCGGATCCGAGGCCGGTATTCTGGCGGGTCAACCCGTGGGGCTTCTTCCCGGACCCGGACGCCACCAGCATCGAGGACTGCGAGGGCAATTTCGAGCGTCACCTGATGAACCCGAAGCAGCTGCGCAAGCTGGCAAACCATCCGGGCTTCGACAAGGACGCGATCCGCAGACTGCTCAGGGAAGGCCCGAACGGCTCAACCCCGACCTACCTGACCGACCTGCGTTCCATTACCGGCGCCAACCTCGACGATACCACCGACCGATTCCATGTCTGGGAGTACCACGGCCCGCTGTCCATGGAGCAGATGCAGGAAATTGCCGAACTCATGCAGGAGAACGAGGGAACCAAGGGCCGGGCAGAAGGCATCCTCGAAGATCTGGAAGAGTACGACGGCATCGACCCGCTGACCGAGCTGGAAGCGGTTATCTGGTTCTGTCAGGGCGAGCTGCTGAAGTTTGGGCTGCATTTCCTCGACTCCGGCGACCCGATCTACAGTGTCTGGAACCTTGAGAAGGACGATGCCAGCCTGTTTGGCTTCGGAATCCCATACATCATGCGGGATCCAGCCAAATCGACCGCCGCCGCCTGGCGCATCCTGATGGACAATGCCGGGCTCTCATCCGGGCCGCAGATCGTCATAAACAAGCAGATCATCGAGCCCGGCAACGGCGTCTGGGAAATGGAACCCCGCAAAATCTGGTTCAGGAAGTCAGGCGCGCCCAAGGGCGAGCCGCCTTTCGAGATATTCGAGGTTCCCAGCCGGATCGAGGAACTGCTGGCGATCATTGACGCCAGCAAGAAGAACATCGACGAGGAAACGTCCATGCCGCTGATCGCCCAAGGCGAACAGGGCGCCGAAGTCACCAAGACCATGGGCGGCATGTCGCTGCTGATGAACTCGGCCAACGTCATTTTCCGGCGCATCGTCAAGAATTGGGACGATGACATGACCACCCCGAATATCCGGCGCATGTACGACTTCCTGATGCAATTCAGCGACAAGGAGCATATCAAGGGCGATTACGAGGTTGACGCCCGGGGAACGTCCGTGCTGCTGGTCCGGGAAATGCAAAGCTCGAACCTGCTGCTGTTCCTGTCCAACTTCTCCGGCCACCCGATTCTGGGCAAATACCTCAAGAAGGAAGGGCTGCCGGCGCTACGCCGCCTTGCCCAGACCATGAGCCTGTCTGCCGATGACGTCGTGAAAACCGATGATGAGGTCGCGTCCGACGAGGCCAAGGCCGCCAAGCAGCCGCCGATGCCGGATCCGAAGATCCTCGAAATCGAGGCCAAGATGAACGATCGACAGGCCGAGCGCGAGTTCAATTACCAGATGGCGCTGGTACAGCGCGAAACCAAGATGATGGAGCTGGCCCAGACCAGCAACCTGACCATCGAGCAGATTCGCGCCCAGCTTCAGAAATCGAGCGCCGAGCTTGCCAGCAAAGAGCGAATCTTCGCGGCCGAAGTGGCCTACGAAGAGCGCCAAGCCAAGCGCGGCGACGATAACAAGGGCTCCGGAGGGTATGTCTCGTGAACGAAATCGACTTTAACTCCGAGACCTGGCGGGCCGTCCGCGATTACGTCGAGGACCGGCTTGCCGTTCGCCGCAGCGCATTGGAGTCGATTGGCTTGGATTCCGCGGAAACCGAGGCAATCCGGGGCGCCATCGAAGAGCTGAAGGAATTACAGCAGCTGGACAATCCAGCCTCTGTGATGCTCATAAAGGATGAATTGAACCTGATGGGAGGCGTTTAGCCTTTGCAAAATCAAAACCCGACTTGCGAATGGTTAAAATCGCTGAGAAAATCGGCGTTGTTACAAAACCTCGCCAAAATTGAGGGGTAAACCGTGGGAACAATAGAGACAGACGGCCAGGTCCGCTCGGAAGAGCCGACCAATGATGTGCCAGATGACCTCAATCAGACCGACGATCCGCAAATTGACGAGGATGCGGAGGATTCCGCACTCTGGGATGAATTAGATCAGGAAGAAAGCAGCGCTTCAGACGCAACGGCCCCCGAATCGGGCGCCGACGATGATGAGGCCCTGACCCAAGCCGATCCGAACGACCCGGACGAGGAAGAGCCCGCCAGCGAAGGGCCAGCAGAGCAGCCAAAGGCTGCCGCCGCCGACCCTTTCGCAAACGCTACCCCTGAGCAGAAGGCCGCATGGCAGGAAGCTCAGGCAAAGATCGCAAAGCTGGATCAATCTGACCGCTCAAACCGTGGGCGGCTAGGTGCGATGCAGAGGCGAATCAACGAACTGATGGCAAAATCGACTGCCGGTAGCCCGACAACGGCCCCCGCAGACGGTAAAAAAGCCGCCAAGCCGACCAAAGACAGCTACCTCGAATCGGACGAGTACAAAGCGTTCGCAGACGAGTACCCAGAAGTCGCTGGTCCGTTCGGTAAGATCGTTTCCAGCCTAGAGCAGCGCCTAGCCAAGCACGAAGAACGGTTTTCAGCCGAAGAGCAAGCAGAGCTTGAGTCTGCGCTCGACGAACAGGTTGAACTATTGACAGAGCAACATCCCGATTGGCAAGAGGTATTGGCCGCCGATACGCCTGTGTTCATGGAGTGGTTAGGTACACAACCCAGACACATACAAGAGGCCGCCTACCGAAACGCCGAAGTGATCGTGGACGCCGCAGAAGCCGCTGACGTTTACAGCCGCTTTAAAGCCTTCCGGTCTGGCAACGGAGCAGGGGATAGCTCCAAAACAGACGCTTCCGGCAAAGGCCGGAGTAACGGAAAACCACAGCTCACTGGCAGACGCCAGCGCCAACTTGAAAGCGCGGCGGGCGCCCGGGGAACCGGGCCAGGCGTAGCTTCCGGAATACCGGAAGATGGCGACCCGCAATCACTCTGGGATGCGTTCGATAGAATGGAGCAGCGTCAAGCACAGCGGGCCTGAACTCTCAGGAACGTAAGCCATGACCATGACAAAGTATTCGGACGCTGGCGTTAGCCCGCGTACCAATGTCTACGCGGAACGGCAGATGCTGAAGCATGCAGAACCCGTTCGTATTCTCGACAAATTCGGCATGCTCCGCCCGATGCCGAAAAACAAAACCCAAACCATCAAGTTTCGGCGCCCGAAGGTGTTCACGGCCGCAACGACCCCGCTCGTTGAGGGTGTCACGCCGTCCGCAACGCAGTTCAAGTACGAGGACGTATCCACCAGCCTGAAACAGTACGGCGAAGTGGTGGAAATCACGGACGTCATCGAGGACACGCACGAGGATCCCGTGCTGAACGACGCCACCCAGCAGGCCGGTGAGAACATCGGTCGCACCATGGAAGCCCTCGATTGGGGCGTCCTGCGCGCTGGCACGAACGTCTTTTACTCCAACGGCACCGCCCGCACCTCGGTCAACACGCCGATTTCGCTGGCGAAGCAGCGCGCCGTCATTCGCGCCCTCAAGGCCCAGAAGGCCATGAAGATCACGCGAGTCCTGTCGGCCTCGGTCAACTACGGCACGAAAGCCGTGGAAGCCGCGTACATCGCCGTTCACCACACCGACGTCGAGCAGGATATCCGCGAAATGGCTGGCTTCACGCCGGTCGCGGAGTACGGCAGCCGCAAGCCGATCAACGAGTACGAGCTGGGCTCGGTCGAAGATGTTCGCTACATCTGCTCGCCCGACCTCGACCCGTTCGAGGACGCTGGCGGTGCCTACGCCGGATCCGGTACGGCAATGGTATCGACCTCGGGAACGTCGGCTGACGTTTACCCGGTCCTGTACCTCGGCAAAGAGGCATACGGCATCGTTCCGCTTCGCGGTCAGGGCGCCGTTAGCCCGACGATCCTGCGTCCCGGCGTGAAGTCGAAGAGCGATCCGCTCGGCCAGCGCGGGTACGTCGGCTGGAAGTCGTGGCATGCGTCCCTGATCCTGAATCAGGTCTGGATGGCCCGCCTGGAGGTTGCCGTAACGGCCCTGTAACACTGAGTTTCGGGGCCTGATAT